TATGATACAGAGGAGCTTTTAACTAGAAGTCTGTTCTTACATCAAGGCGATGTTGTAAAGATACAAGCAGATCGTGCTGGTAATTTAACTGTTTATGCAAGTATTGTTGAGTATGGAAAAGGCGACTAATACAGTAGTAGACATACAAGAGGCACAAAGAGAGCCTTGGGAACTAGAGTTTGAAAGGTTAGAGCATCATATTATTCGTGCATTAAAGCACCAAGATATGTATAATTTAAGTGATATTAAAGAAAAAATAAAGGCTGGAGAGATGTTTATTTGGCCCAATACAGATTCAGTAATAGTGACTGAATTTGCAGAATACCCAAGATACAGAGTTTTAAGTATTAATCTGGTAGCTGGAAACTACAAAGAAGTAATAGAGATGTTACCCAGCTTGGAAGAATTTGCCAAACAATGTGACTGCAAAAAAATTATCGGTGGTGGTCGTAAAGGTTGGATAAAAAAATTAAAACCACATGGGTTTGAAGAAATGAACTTATTAGTAAAGGAATTATAAAGGAATTATTATGGCAACAGCATTACCATACATTACAGCAGGAGCTACAGCATACGGAGCTTTAAAAGGTAGTGGAGACACACAAACATCAAGCGTTGATCCAGCGACACAGGCTCGTTATGAAGATTTATATAATAAAGCCAAAGGCGTAGCTAACCAACCTTTCGTTCCTTATACTGGCCCAAGGGTAGCTGGATTTAACCCAGACCAATTACAAGGATTTGATGCAACAAGAAATATGTTTGGTCAATCCATGAGCTTTGATCCTAGACAAAAACTCAATACTCTAGCAAATCAATCAACACCAACAGTTACACCTTTTACTGGTTCAGCAACACAATTACAACCAGCAGCAATGCAACAAGCAGCAAATATAGCTCCAATAGATTTATATAGCGGTGCTTCCGTTAATCGTGGTGCTATAAGAGATGTAAAACCACAATCATTATTAAGCACAGATTTAGGTGCATATCAAAATCCTTTTCAATCACAAGTTATAGATAACACTATTGGTGATTTAAACAGAGCAAGACAAATACAATTACAAAGCGACCAAGATGCAGCAATCGGCAGAGGTGCTTTTGGTGGTTCACGTTCAGCAATATTAGAATCAGAAACAAATAAAAACTTTGCAGATGCAGTTGCTAAAGCATCTGGTAATTTACGTTCACAAGGCTTTGATAGAGCTACATCATTAGCTGGTCAAGATATAGGAAGACAGTTTTCAGCAGACCAGTATATGTCTGATGCAGATAGAGCTGTTGCAATGCAAAACGCAACCTTTGGTCAACAGGCTGGATTGGCTAGACAAGGACTACTTGGAGATGTTGCACAAAATCAAGCACAATTAGATGCAAGAAGATTTGGTGCTGACCAAAGTGCATTAAATCAATTTGGTTTACAACAAGGCTCTTATAATAACGCTATGAACATGGCTAACATGGATGCAATAAATAGAGCAAGATTTATGCAACCAGGATTAGAAATGCAGAACAGACAGTTCAGAGCTGGTTTATTAGGCAATCAATTAAGCGACCAGTACAGAAACCTAGGTTTATTATCTGGTATAGGTTCACAACAGCAAGGACTACAACAAGCTGGAATGGACTCTGGTTACAACGAGTTTATGAGAGCATTAAATTATGGGCCACAACAACTTGGTTTATTATCAAGTTCAGTCTTTGGAATGAATCCAGGAACAGTACAAAATTATGACCAAGGTACAGCTGGAAGAATTGGTAGTGCAGTAACCTCATTAGATACTTTGTTTGGCGAAGGCGGAATTTTTGGATAGGAAATAATTATGGTAATAAGAGATTTTAACAACCCAATGGGATTACTAGGATTAAACAACAATCCTACAGGCTCACTTGGTTTAAGCATGGCTCCTATTCTTGAGGCTAGAGCAAAACAAGCTGAAGAAGAAGAAGCTAAAAGAAAAAGATCTGAAAGGTTTAGTAGGTTAAGAAACTTTGCTGATTCTTTACAAGCAATGAACGCTGGTCAATCTGGTAACTTTGGTGCACAAAATCAGTTTTTAAATAACATAGACAAAAGAAGAGCTGAAGAGGCTGCTAGGGCAAAAGCACAACAAGACAGATTAAATCAAGAAAAATTACTTGCATCACTACCCCCTGAAACTCAAAGAATATTTAAGATATTTGGTGCAAAGTCTGCTTATGATAATTTATATAGTGGTTCAAAAAATCCTAACACGGAGTCTGAAAGATCAAGAAATAGACTTATGGAGTTGAACAATAAGACTAATCTAAATGCACAAGAAGAATATGAAATGAATTTGTTAAAAACAAATGTATATGGAGCAAAGGAAGTAATACCGTTTTTTGACAGCAATGGCAATCCGCTTCCTAAAATTATTACTAACTGGGATTTAAATGATAATCCTGAACTGCTTGAAAAATTAACAAAAGAAGGATTTGCTACAGTTGGTTCTAATCCATCTGGAGCATTTTCAGCACCCACAAGTGCCAATAATGAAATCGCTGTTAAATGGGAAGATACAACAAACACCTTAAACTTAATTAATGATCTTGCTACAGTTCTTGACCAAGGTAGAGATTCACCAACTTTAGCTGGAGCAATAGCCGACCTTGTAAATACAGGTATTTATCAAGTTAAATCAGCTAATAAACTAATTAATTATGAAAAAAACCATCCTGATGAATATATGAAAACAGTTAATTATATCAATAATAAACATAAAGGCGTTTTAGATAAAATATCATCTGACAGAGGTATAGCAACATCCACAGTAATGAGACTAGCTTATTCACTGGCAAAGCAACAAGACCCTGGTGGAAGATTATCAGATAAAGATGTTGATGCTGCTATAGAAATGATTGGAGGCTCTGGTGCTAATGTAGACAAAAGATTAAGTGTTTTAGGATCATTGCACAAATCTTTAAGTGGTCAACACAATACATATTTGGAAAGACAACAATTAATGTATCCAGGTAACAAAAGCATACAAAGTAGTGTAAATAATTTTAAAACCTTACCTGCATTTGGTTATTCTGCCCCACAACAAAATAGCAAATCAGTAGACGATATATTAAATGAACTAGGAATTCAATAAAATGGCAAACGCCAATCAAGCAAAAATAGATAAAATTGATGAAGCTATTGTTCTTTTATATGGCGATGGAAACCCGTCTGAAGAAAACTTGCAAAAAATTAAAATACTTGCAGATGAAAAAAAATCTTTAAAGTTAATACCTGAGCCTAAACCCGAAATTGAAAAGAAAGCTAATTTTAAAGATACTGCGTTAGCAACTCTAGGAATACAAAACATACAAAAAAATGACCAAGGACAAAATATTGTTAATCTTGGTTACAATCCTTTAACAAGCGGCCCTTTAGAACAAACAGCCTTTAAAGCAGCAAGTAATGTTTTAAGAGGTGTTGGTTCTTTGCCTTTTGACTTATATGCTAAAACAGGATTACCTGGTTCAGAAGGTTCAGCAAACATAGCAGAGTCTGTAAGAAAAACAATTCCAAAAATACAAGGCGGTTTACCAGGAACAGATACTGCTGCTTCTATAGCACAATATGCAGTTCCTGGAATGGCTGCATTTAAAGCAACACAGTTTGTTAATGCTCCTAAAGCAGTAAATTATGTCTCTGGTTTGTTAGGATCAGCAGCTTCAGATGTTGCTGTTTCAGTTCCAGGCGAAACATCTTCTCTTGGAAACCTTTTGGGAGGCCCTACAGCAATACAGCCAACAGATGACCCAGCAACACAAAGACTAAAAGTTGGTGGAGAAGTTTTAGGCATTGGCCCAGCAGTTGATACTGTATTATCGCCTTTTAGATATATTGGTTCAAAATTACCAACACAGAAAAATATAGAAAAAGAAATGCCAGAGGTCTTTCAAGAGCCTGGAAACATATTTTTTGACCCTCAGAAATCAGCAACTGAGCTTGAAAATGTTGTAAACAGAGCTGATATACCTGGTTACAACCCAACCACAGGTGTTTCTAGTGGAGATATAATGGGTATAGCTACAGAAAGAGCTATATCAAGTAGACCAGAAATGGTTCAAAGAATGATAAAAAATGTAGGTGCTTTAGGGGATGAAACAAAAAATATAAGTTCATCTACTGGTAACATCGCAGATACAGCTTCTGTAGTTAAAGAAGCAAGAGAAACAAATATAAGAAGTGCTGAATCAAATGTTTTAAAATCTGAACAAAACTATGAAGCAGCACAAAAGGAGCTAGATTCACAAATTGCAAAATACAACAATACAACTAGGTCTAGTCAAGAGTCTGCATCTATAACTTTAGATAATCAACTACAAAATGAGTTGCTTGTTTTAAATAAACAGAAAAAAGATTTATATGATGCTATTGATCCAGAGGGTACATTGCAAGTTGATTTAACTTTATTAAAAAAAGCAGCTGACTTTATAAGAAAGCCAACAGCACCATTAAAAACAGCAGAAGCAGAAGCTGTACAAACATTTGGTGGAGGAATTTTTAAAGCTATAGACAATGCTATAGAAGCACAAGCAAAAGGTAATAAAAGCTCTTACAAAGATTTAATAGATTTAAGAGCAAATGTTAATGATGCGATTAACCAAGCATACAAAAACGACTCACCAGTAGCTGCAAAAAATTTAGAAAAAATTAGAGGAACGATTGATAAATATACAGAGAACTTAGCAAGTTTTAATCAAGGACAAAAAATAGTTCCTGAAGGTTTTATAAGTATACCATCTGATGCAGCTGAAGCAGCTGTTAAAGCTAATGATTTTTATAAGAATGTTTATGCACCTAAATTTAAAGATGGACTTGGTGGTAAATGGGCGGATGATACCGTTAGTAATAAAAATCTACAAACACAAACAGCACAAAAATTTTTATTAGGGCCTACAGAGGGTGCTACACAACTTAGACAGATTATTAACGATGCACCAAACCCTGAAATAATGGAAGCTCAAGTTAGAGAATTTATGATTGGTGAATTAGCACAAAGAGCATTTAAAGGTAAGGGTGAAGTAGCTCCTAAACAAATATATGAGTTTTTGAAAAGATATGACTCAATATTAGATCAGTTTCCAGAATTAAAATCTGAGATTGTTGGTCTAAGAACTACACTCAAAGGACAGGCGGATAAAACAACTGGTCTTGCTAAAGCTGTTGTAAATGCAAAAAATAATTTAAAACAAACACAATCTGATGCAAACAAATCTGCATTCAAATACTTTACAAATTTACAACCAGAAGATGCGATAAGAAAAATATTATCAAACGAAAACCCAGCAGTAGAACTTGCTAAATTAAAAAATATTATTGGTAATAATCCAGAAGCAAAACTTGGTCTTAAAGCTGGTTTAAGAGATGAAATATATAACAGAGTTATAAACACAAAAGGAGTTTCTTCTACTGGTGATGAAATCAATGTAGCCTCTTTAGCAAAGCTAAACAGATTATTAACAGAACCAAAAATGCAGAATGTTTTAAAAGGTATATTTAATAAAACCGAAATGGATGCTTTAAATAGAGTAAGACAAAGAGTTACAGAACTAGATAGGATAAATATACAAACAACATCTGGAAGTAGTACCAACCCACTACAACAAGATACAAAAAGAGTTAAAACAGTTTTAGCCTCTGTTTATGGTATTGTTAAAGGCAGGGGTGTTTTTGCAGTTAGTTCATGGCTTGGCGATATGATAAGAGGTGGAACTGCTGAAGAGGTGGGAGAGAAATTACTTACTAAAGCAATGCTTGATCCAGAGTTTGCCCTTCTTATGTTAAAGGCTGATACTAAACAAAATCAAATAGCTGCAAGAGCATACATATTAAATAATATGCCAGAAATTTTAGATAACGATGATTCTTCTAACTAAAATGACATACCATGACACGCAGATCGGAGAGAATAGGTAGGAGTGGAGAATACTTAACCTGCTCAGTACTGGCGAGAGAATCAGACACCGTTACAGTAATGCCTCATACATCCCATGCCGATGTAATCTTTGAATGGGAACACAAACTCTATAGATGCCAAGTTAAAACAGTTACTCATATAGAAGATAGAAAAAAGAACTGGCGATTTGATTTACGCAAAGGCATTACCACTACAGGAAGACATTATAAAAAAGATCAAATAGATATAATCGCAATGGTTAATCTTGAATACCAGACTGTATGCTTCAAAGCCTTTTCTGATTGTAAAACAACACAAATCACGATAAAGGACGAAATTATGAAATCAATCAATTCTGTTGAAAGTTTAAAAGAAGCTATGGAGTCGATTATTTTGGCGACTAATGGTCGACAAGACAAAAATGAGTCGACTTCTGGTACTAAAAAAACTGCAATAAATGGCTGATTTCTGCTCTTTGACCCCTTCGTCTATCGGTTAGGACACCTGGTTTTCATTCTTAAATTTTATCCATCACACAATTTCTTGACTGTACATTATTTCCCTAAAAACCCTTGTTTTCTTGACAAGATTCGATTTATAATCTACTGAATAGGTAATTAAAATACACGTCATTTCGACATCAACTGTCGACTATATGGCGACTCTGCTTGGAGGTACGAGTTATGGCTAGATATAAAAGAGATACAAAGGTAAACAATTTATTAATCACAGAAAAAACTTATAGAGTCTTCTATCGCATCAATGGAAGGAAGAGAGAACTAACTCTTGGTAGTAGAGACATACCAATCAATGTAGCAAGAAACAAAGCACAACAAATACTTGGTGAAGTTGCACAAGGTATTGATCCATTAAATACCAGAGGCGGAGAAACTTTAAATCAAGCGTTTGAATATTACATTGATAAGTTAATACAAAATAAAAGAAGAGTTGCTATGCCTAACAAGAATGGTAAGCCTGGTGAGTATGTAAGAATGTGGGATAAAGATGTTAAGAATGATTTAGGTAAAAGAATTCTAACAGATATAAACAGGGGTGATATTACAAGATTACATTTAGAAATATCTAAAAGAGGTTCTTATACTGCTAACAGAGTTGTTCAGATGATATCTGGTTGTTATAACCATGCGATAGCATTATCACTGGTAGAAATAAATCCTTGTAAAATTAAACTAAACAAAGAGCTGATTAGTGAGAATGAAATATCAGACAAAGAGTTTGCTGAATTACAAAGACAAATAAACATCAAGAGACAAACTGTTCGACCTAACTTTGTTAGCTCTTTAGATTACATAGAACTTTGTATGCACACTGGCGGTAGATGTAAGAGTGAGATAGGCAGTGCAAAGTGGTGTGATTTAAAAGATAACAAGATAGTTCTAAGCGAACATAAGACCGACCATGAGACTAATGAAGATAGAGTTATCTATCTAAGCAATCAAGCTATGATGGTTATTAATAACCTAGAGAGAAAGGGAGAATACATCTTAGATGTAGATTACCCTGTAAAGATGTGGAAACAACTAGCTAAAAAGATTGGTAGACCTGAACTAAGGTTGCATGATCTAAGACATAACTTTTGTACTATGGCTGGAGAGATTATGGAACTACCAGAACTAATGAAACTATCTGGTCATAAGAGCATGTCTGCTGCTTTGCGTTATCGTAAAGTAAGAGAGCCAAGAGCAATCAAAGAAATGCAAAATGTAGGCGACTATATGACCAAGATAATGATGTCTAATTAATCTAAAGGATTACCTTCTGGGTCAACACCATAGACCATTTCTAATTCAAGTTCTATATAGTGAATAGCTTTTCGTAAGTCTTTCACTCTATCTTCTTTTTCTCTGGTTACATACTTAACTACATTGGTTAAGTTAGGTGTTAGTCCATTGCTGTACGCATACTCTAAAGGTTGAATACCTTTATCTTTGTAATGGCTTCCACCAATTTGTTTTTGTGTTGCTTTCATTCTAGCTCTATCCCACTCTTGAGGTGTTACATTATCTATACTCATTTATTCCTCCAAATTAATGATAAGTTTTATTGATAAATTTTCTGTAATTTATTTCTGAAGTTTTAATCTCAATAATATTTCTATTATTTTTGCTCAGTTACTTGCTTTATTAAAATTACATAGAGTAGAATATCACAATCACGAAGTAATAGGTAATAACATGGAAGAAAAAATATTTTTAAATCAAAACGAACTTGCCTCCAGATGGGGAATGTCTCCAAGAACTTTAGAGAACTGGCGTTCAACTGGCAAAGGCCCAGCTTATGTAAAAATAGGTGGTCAAGTTAGATACAAGTTTGAAGACATCAAGAAGCTAGAAGAAACATCACAAGTCGGAGAGTAGTTTGGTCAACGCTAGAAACAAGGGTAGGCGTGGAGAACGAGAGGTCATTGACGAAATCAAAGCACTCTTAGGTATTCAATTAGAAGTCAACTACTCACAGACATTTGGTGGTGGCCACGACTTACTTGGCTTAGATGGTTTTGCTATCGAAGTTAAAAGAAGAAAAGTCATTACACCAGGAGACTTAAAAAACTTCTGGGAACAAACAACCACACAAGCAAGGAAGGTAAGACTCTTACCATGCTTATGGTTTAGAGCTGATAGATCAGACTGGCGTGTAATGATTGCTAATACATACGCACTTAAAAATAATTTATTTGAAATGGAAGATTTCAATGTTGCAATGAATATTTCTACAGAATTATTTGCATCATTAATAAGAGAGGAGTACGGACTTGTCACACGCGATATTATCTCCTAGTAGTATTAATAGAATTATTCGTTGCCCAGCTAGTGCAAAGATAAATGCAGTTGCGGAACGTAAAGGTAGCATGGCAGCAGCCAGAGGTACTTCTACACATGAAATGGTAGAAGCCTTACTTAAAAATAGATTAGATGGCATATCACTAAAAGACTATTATCTTGGTAGAACTGTAGACGTAGATGGTTTTAGTTTTGATATCACACAAGATGATATTGATATGGCAGAAATTTATGTTGATTATATTAATAGAAGAACTGAAGAACTTAACGGAAAATTACTTGTAGAAGAAAAAGTAAATGCACCAGATATTAGTTCTGACCTTTGGGGTACTGCTGATGCAGTCATACTTGGCGAAGGTAACAGAATGGTCGTTGGTGATTTAAAGTCTGGTTCATGGGCAGTAGATGTTGTGATGAACGAACAGCTAATGTGCTACGCCTTGGGTTGCCTATCAAGATGGGGTAACGAAAATACAGTCATTGAAATGACAATCATACAACCAAACAAAAGAGCCTTTCATAAAGATGGGCCTATACGAACTTGGGATATTCAAGCAGTTGATCTTGTCGACTGGGGTTTGAATATTTTGAAACCAGCTTGTGATGAAGCAATGGGTGATGAGCCTAGCTTTAGTGCTGGAAATTGGTGCAAATTCTGTTCACACAAAGAAGTTTGCGAAACCTATAAATCCATGGAGGATAATTAAATGGTAAATGAAAAGAAGAAGGAACAACCTCTTTTAAGTTTCCAAGACAAAGATGGAAACCCTAGAGAGATATTTGAAAGAGACTTAACTGATGCAACTGCACCTTTGGTGGAAGAAATCAGTAGAGACTTACAAGCAGAGCAACAGTTGAATGAAGCATATCAATTAGCAACTAAAACTGTTCATCATATGGAAGCTGTAAGAAAGAATGTAGCTAACACTTTAGAGAAGTTAGAAAAAGAACTACCGCCTTACAAGAAACCTGTCAAGATAGAGGGTGTTTCTGGGGAGATAAACTAATGTCATTAGCAGCAATACAAAAGAAAGCAAAAGCGAAACCAAGTATTGTTATTATCTATGGCCCATCTGGGTTAGGTAAGACAACACTGGCAGTAGGAAGTAAGAATCCTATTGTTTTACAAACTGAAGAAGGACTAGGAATCTTAACTAACAATAGAGACATTCCACACTTTCCTTTAGCAAAAGACTACGATACTTTTTATGGTTATCTAAGGTCTTTGGTTGATGCAGATGAACTTGAATACAACACTTTAGTTATTGATAGTTTAGATTGGTTAGAGCCACTCATTCATGCAAAGACTTGTGAAGCACATAAACAACCATCAATAGAATCTTTTGGTTATGGTCGTGGTTATGCAGAGGCGTTAAAGTATTGGAGAGAGGTTCTTGATTTAGTAAATAGATTAAGAAACGAAAAGAAAATGCGTA